CGCCGCCAAACCCGACCCCGCCGCCACCACCGCCACCACCGCCGCCAACCAGGCGGACCTTGAGCAATGAAACCCCGTTCGGAACCGTCCAGGACTGGCTCGTGCTAAACGCCAGAATCGACGAAAAGCCTGGGCGCAACTGCGGCAACGCATATTGCAGCTGCGGCGCCGTCGGCACCGCGACAATCAGGTCGCCGGTGATCTGCATCACACCCGCCGCAACCGTTATTTCGGCTAGCGGCAACCATCCATCCGTCGAGACCGGCGCCACCGCGGCGCCAATGGCCGCCGGCGCACCCGCGATCGCCTGGAGCGCCACTTGCTGCAATCTTTGCGTCGGCTGTGGCGCGCCCGAGCCACCGGGACCGCTGAACGGCAACGCCGGATTGGCGGCATTGTAGTACGGCAGCACCACCGGGTCGGCATCCACCTCGACGAACTGGGCCTCGACCAACCACACCACAGCGGTTCCCGCCGTCACCGGCGCCGACAGCGCCAGCGCCGTGGCGCCAGCATTGCTGCCAATTTTCACCAACGGCGTTGGATCACTGGGCAAACTGCCAAACGCGGTGGCATCCACCTCGGCCACCTGCGTCAGACTTCCGGCGCCAACCTGCACCGCCATCGACGCTGGCACCGTCGGCGCACACACCAGGCCGTTGAACACCGGTCCGGTTCCCAAGGTCGCCTGCGCCAGCGCGCCGATCGCCTTCATCGTATCCCGCTCGACCGTCAGCAAGTCGGTGTCGAGCGGAATGCTCCCGGGATAGACGATCTGACGATCCATGCCGCACCATCCTCAATTGGAAATTCGCAGCCACGCAATGGAGGCAACCGGCAACATATCGACCACCGCGGCGGTGATATCGGCATCGCCGGCGACCAACCCGCGGCCTGCCAACGGCCGGTAGGCGGTGACGAAACATTGCTGCGGCATCAGCAGACTGCCCCAGGCGCCCGCCGCCCCCCAGGCGATGGCGGTGCCCCAACCACCGGTATCTGTCGCCCGCGCCGGTTCAAGAATGCTCGGCGCGCGTCCCGTCAACTGCGTGAGCTTCGTCGTCATCGCCGCGCGAGTCGCCCGCTCACGCTGCATTTCAAGGGCAAGCCGCCTGCGCAAGGATGCGTCGCTCTCATTGAGCATCCGCCGCATGCGCTGCCCGAAGAAATCGAGCACCACGCGGTCCAGCCAATCGGCCTGCGCGGTCGCCACCCTCGCCTGCAGCCGCACGACCCCCAGCGACGCGAAGAGGCCTGCCCACGCGTTCGAAAATCCGCTCAGCAGCCCATCCAGGTTGCTTGACTGGTCGGCAAACCAGGCCGTCGGCAGAACCGCTTTCAGGCGGCCCAGCATGTCGTTCGCATCGCCAAGCATCTCAGGTCACCAAGACACTGGCGACCGTCACCAGTGCCGTTGGCGCCACCGTCAGGTCGCCGCGTCCACCGTTCACCATGACGTTGGTCACATTGGTGATCGCCGCATCGGTGTCGTAAGCAACCTGCGCGAGGCGCGAAATCGGCAATGGCGCGCCAATCGCCAGCCCATCGATGAACGCCACCAACGCGGCTTCAACCGCCGCATCGACCACATCCGCCGCCACCGTCGGCACCACACTGACCTGCATCGTCACCGTCACCGGCACGAGCTGCGGCGCAACGACGGCGAAACTGGTGCCGATCGGGCGCACCGGATCAACCGCCGCCGCCACCGCCGTCAGCAGAGCGCTCGGCGGAGATCCGGTTCCATCGTTCAGCGTAATGGTGAAAAAACCCATCCGCGGCATACCGGCCGGATCGACATTCTGGCTGATCGCGTAGGTCAGGCCTTGCCGAACCGAAAGGATCGCATTGGCCACCGCCAGCGGTGTCGCGCGATTGCGGCTGTCAAGAAATCCGGCGAACCGAGCCCGCAGCGCCGCATCCGTTTCCGCGTCGGCGCCTCCCACCATCGGTGCAGCGTTGCCGACCGTGTCCACCCCAGGCATCGCCGAGACCAGTTGCGCGATCGCCCCGATCTGCACATTGCCAGCCTGGCCAATCGCCTGTGCCTGCACGGGAACGCTCACAGTCGCGGTTCCAGCGGCAATCAGATAGCCGTTCTGCGCCGCGCTCCAGGCCGTGTTCGTCACATCGCTCAGCACCGCGAACGTTTGCGTCCCGTCAAGACTGCGAACCAGCGCCCCAACCGGCACCAAAGCCGCGATCGTCGGTGTGAAGCGGGCGAACGTCACCGCGCCCGCGGCCGCGACACCGGGCAATCTGGACACGCCAAAGTCACCCACCCAGCTATCCAGATCGCCACCCGTGCTGGTCGCCGCCCGCGTCGTTTGCAGCACGCAAAGAATCAACCACTGCATCCATAACGCCACCGACGCATTGGCTTCCAGCACGACCCGCAGCACCGAACCGATGGTGAGATCCACCAGTTGCGAGCAGGCGCCTTGCACAGCGCCGGCCATCGTGCCAACCAAATCGTCGAAGGTCCGGAGTGACAGAACGCTCATGAATTCACCGAAAACGACAAAACCTGCGTGGCGCCATTGAAGGCGTCGACGTAGCGGACGTGGACATAGACCGTCCCATCGGCGCCGACCTGGACGTCAATGACCGGCTCCGGTGTGGGCGCCACACTGTTTTCCTTAAAAATCTGGCTTCGAATCACCGATCGGATCTGCGACTGCGCCGCGGTCTGGCCAACGAACTGACCGAGGCCAGCGCCATAGTCCAAATGCCAGATGTAATCCCCGGGGTTGGTGAGCAATCGGCGGAGCACGCGCTGCTGACCGAACACCGAGCCCGACACCACCGCCAGATCACCCGTGGTGCCGACCTGAACATCATTGCCCCACAGCTGCGCCAGATCGGTCATTGCACAATCCTGTTGCTGCTTCTTAAACGAATACCGCACGTAATGTTCGGAAGTCGCGACCGCGATTCTGGCAGCCTCTAGTCCGGCGCGTCCGAAACACTGGTCTGTCCGCCACGGCTATCGGTGTGGTGATGTTGGTCATAGTGTGTCCGCAATGCCGACAGGGCACCATGCTGATCATAGACATCGCCGGCGACATGAAGATCACCGCTCAGCGTCCAGATCGCCGCCTGCCCCTCGACGCTGCCATCATTGCGAAACCGCAGGAAAGATCCGCTGCGATGCACGATCCAGAACTCGCCGCATTGCGGCGCGACACCCGCCACCACCGGCGGGCTCTGCGTCATGCTCCAGCACGCACCGACGATCACGCCATGTTCCGCATCGCCTTCCTGCGGCACCACCATCACCTGGTCGCCCGGCGAGGGCAGGCACGCCAAACCCCACCCGGCGCCAATCCACGGTGACAGAACCGGCAGCCAGCCACTCAGCACATTTTCCGGCTGCAACATCACCCGCGCCGCATACCGGGTCGGATCGACGGAACTGACCACACCGAACCGCGGCTGTCCCTGCGCCTGATCCAACGTCGCCGCCTGTGCCTTCATGCGGTTCAGGAACGCATCCATCGGACCTCCTCTAAGCGGGACCCTCAAACAGGCAGGGCCGTCGCAGATGAACAGCAAGGCGGGGGCTCCGCCCCTCGACCCCGCCAGGAGGGAAGCCCCCCGGACCCCATTCGCGCTGCGCGAGCGTTGCCGCGCAGCGCGAATGGGGGTCCAGGGGGCCTTCCTCCTGGCGGGTCCAGGGCAGAGCCCTGGCCTTGCTTTCCATCTGCGATTCCCTTGTCAATCAGGCGAGCCCGTCGCACTCTTGGCTTGCAGATGCTGGACAAAACCATGCTGCGCGCTGATCGAACGATCAATCCGCATGATCCGATACGATTGATCGAACGCCGTGCCGCTGCCCTGCAGCGTCACCATATCGCGGGGCGTCATCGCCAACTCACCCGGGATCGTCGCCGAAACCGTCCGCTCATGCTGGGTCAGGTCAGCCAGCATCGACTGTGCGAACTGCAACGCCTGGTCGGGCGTCAAATTTGGCCGCACAAACACATATTGCTGCGCCGTACCGCCGCCAGCGCCGCCGTTCGCCGTGGCACTCTGCACGCAGCCTGCCTGCTGCCGACTGCTCCAACTGCGAACCACCACCTCGACATCGGCGGCCAAGGTCAGCGCCCGATCGAGGCGCAACGCCACACAATCCACTGGCCGCAGCAGCCAGTTCGCCGAAGCCGTCGCGAACGCCGGATGAAAATGCAAATTGGTGCCATCGACATACACCACATAGCCTTCCTGCAGGGCGAGAAACACCAGCAGGTCCCACTCCGTGGTGACGCGGGCAAACTGATGCAGCGTGCTGCGATCATGTTCCGAGTCGTAATAGCGTCCGACCGGCCGCGACGTCGGCGTCACCGATGCCGTGAGATTATGCCGGCCTGCCAGCAGCTCGACTATCTCGCTCGCCGTCCGATTGGCAAATGTCTCGCTGGTTCTGGCCGCAATCAGCGATGCCGTCAGATCGCGGCCGTCTAGATGCAACAATCCCTCGATTGGATCGATCGACACGCTATCGACAAGGCCGTGCGCCAGCGTCACCCAACCGCCATCCAGCCCGATCTGGACATCGATCATCACGTTCGATTGCGCCGCGAACCACGCCGCGTCGACCGCGGCCAAGGCCGCGGCGACGCGAAACCGATCGGCTGAATGATAGCCGACCGTGGAAATATCCGCGGACAAGGCGCCACCGACCGAGGTGCCGTTGGCAAACACCCGCAGCGCCGGCGCCCGCAGCGCTGACGCTGTCGCCCATTGCACCGGCATCGATCAGACCTGGGGCGGCACGCCGCCGCCCGCCGTCGCATCGATCGCCGGGATCCGCAATGTCATCGGACCATTGAGCATCGGATCCTGCAGATCATTGAGTTGTGCAATCCTGATCCATTGCGTCGCGTCACCAAGTTGAGCCGCGGCGATCTGAAACAGGTTGCCACCAGCAATGGTCATCGTGTTCATCTTTGCCTCCACGGCTAAATAAGAAACGGTACGCCGCCGAGATCAGGCCAGAAGCACCGTCCCGACCTCAGTCGCTCGCATGACTCAAGTTCTGACCGACTCGACCAATGTAGCCAAGCGCCGCCGCACCATTGGCCAATGTCGCTGCGCTGCTCAGGACCACCGAGAAATCCGCCGAGCCGAGCGCGCCACCCGCGATGCTCATGGCGCCGCCAAGTCGCGCCAGGCTTCCCGCGACAGCCGCCTGCGCCGCGACAAACGCGGCCGTTCCCAACGTCGTTGCCCCAGGCGCCGCAAACGCCGATTGAAGCGCGCTGACATCGATCCCCAGACTGCCTGCCAAACCGAGATCAGCCGCCACACTCGCAGCCAGACCGGCCACCGCCTGCACGGTCGCCAAGCTTTCATCGCGAACCACGGCGCAAGAGATTTTATAAGGCAGCCAGTGAGGGTTGCGATATTCCGTGTCGAAACGGGCAATCACAACAGTGTAAAAAAACCCATCCCAAAACAGCGGCAGAGCGGCACCTTCGACGCGCAACAGATCCAGGACACGGACGCGTTCCGCCGCGTCGGCGCCGGAGAAAACGCCCGACCACGTCACGTCGTTGTTGTCATAGCCCATCGCGTCGACCACCCGGCCGCCGCCGGACAGCCGATGGATCGACAGGCGTTGCCGCCCGCCGAACCGCAGGGTCTCCGGCACCTCAAAACCGGCGAACACCACCGGGCCAAGCGTCAATACGGGGTCCGGCATGGTGGCTCACATTCCAATCGTGGCACCAGCCCAGGCCGGTGATTGCCGCGGATCAAAAAACGTCGGCCCGACCGGCGGGCGCCCCGCATCGCGCTCCATCCGCTCCGACATCCAGCGGCCGACCCGCGTGCCGTCGAGGAACACATCCCCCGACATCGAGCGTGACGTCTCCGCCGCCGCTGGCGGCACCGCCGACGGCAGTGCCGGACCCATTCCAGGCGCGGCGCCAGTTGCGGGTCGGGGCGGAGATGACGGCGCGCCGGTCCAATCGTTGGCCGGCTCTTTCGATGTCACCGCCGGCGGCAGATGGGGCGCGGCAAAGGCGGCGAACGATGCCGTCGCCGGACCCGCCAGGCTCGGCTGGGCGGGCGGCGCCACCTGCTCGCCAGCCTCCGCCCCTCCTGGCCTTCTATCATCGCGCGGCCGCGTGGCGTCCGACGTCTCCCTGATCGGCCGCGCCGCAAGACCGAACCTGCCGATGGTCGCCAGGTCCCAGGCCTTCGGCAGCCCATCCGCCGCCCCCCGGGGAGCAACGCTGTCCGCCGATGCCAACGGCACGATCGCCCGCGGTTGAGCAACCGGCGGTGCCATCGTCGGTGGCCCCGCCATCGGCACAAATCCCAAAGGCCGCGCCACATCCGACAACGACGAACGCATCGCATCAGCCGCCACCGACCGCCCTGCCCCACTCGCCGCCGCCGGCGCTTGGCCCACCAGCCCCGCAGCATCGCAGAACCGCGGTAGCCCATGCGGCGCCACAACAACTTCACCCCGCCCACCCCACGCCACGGCCGCATCATCGGCGCCCACCGGTGCCCGCTCAGGCGTCTTTGGCAGCGCCGGAGCCTCCGCCCCGGCCGTCGGCGCCACCTGCAGCAAAACGCTCGCCGCCGCCCGCCGCAGGGCAGCGAACTGCGCGGCGCTCGCCGTTACCGCCCGGTCCAACGCCGCCAACTCACCACGGACCGCCGCCACGCCCTCCGACACACCATTGTCCAGTGCGAGTCGTATGCCGATCACATAGGCATCTTCCATCGCGCGCTCCTACCGAACCGATTTCAGAACATCAGCGAACCGAGCGCCGATCGCCGCTGCCACAGCCTCGCCCATGGCCGCGGCCACCGGCCCCAGAAAAGGCCGAGGCGGCACGGTTCGCGTGCCATGCTCCTGATCAACGGCAACCGGATCCGAACTCCCGACCATCAGCATGTCGCCGTCGGCCACCGCGCCGATGCTGTCATGCAAAGCCCCGGTTTCAACCCAAGGCTGCTCGTGCCCCCCACCCGGCCGCACCGCCAACGCCTCGCGCACCGCCGCTGCCAACGTCTCGCCGGCCTCCGCCAAAGCCGCGGCCTCCGTGTCAACCAGCGGCAAACTCTCGAGCCGGCGCAAGACCTCGTCGATCCGCATCACCGGCGCTCCGCCCAACCCAGATTGTCCCAGTCGAACACATGACCATCCAGGCCGCCGAACACGACAACCCAGGCAAAGCGCTCCTCCGGCGAGAGCGAGAAAGCCACGTCGAACGGCACCCCGTTCCGGACCAGGTAGAGGCTATCCACCAGGTCGGGATGCCTGGTCAGTTTCCCGCCAGATCCTTCGCCGCCGCGGCATCCGCCAGCACCACCGGCGGCAGCGCCGCCGCCGCGGCGGCAATCCCCGCATCACCCAGGCGCGACACCAGGCTCTCCACCTGCGCCTCGTTGGTCGGCGGCGGGATCGGCACCCCATCGATGCTGGCCACCGAACAGGCCAGCATCGCCATGCCCAAATAGGGCTCATTTTGCGACAGCGACGACCCAACCGCCTTGAACAATCTCAACTTGTCCAACGCCCCCAGACGCCGCAGCACCAACGTCCGCGCTTCGGCATCAACCACACTCATGGTTTCCGCTGCCGCGGCAATCAACCGCGCCGATGGCGTATCCGTCCCGCTCATGCCGCTCACACCCGCTGACGACGCGACGCAAAGAACTCCAGCTTCTGTTTCACACTGGAATCGCCTTTCCAGTTGCCCGCTGCTGCCAAGCGAAACACCACGCCGTCATATTGATACGTCGAGGTCGATCCATTCACTTCAATCACATACTGATACAGCGTCCCCGCCGCCACACTGCCATTGGCATAAAACGCCTGCTCGATCGCCGCAATCAAATCATCCGCGGCACTCGACCCACGCTCAATTTCAAAACTGCCATCCCATCCCTTCGGCAGCTCCGCACCCATCGAAACCCCATCCATCCGATCGACCCGAACCGATTGAGTATGCTGGCGACTTTCAAACGCGGTGACATATGTGAGATCAACCCGTCCAAACGGCCCGATCACCACCACCTGGCAGTCTCGGCCGACCGAAAAACTATTGATTGGCATTTGCATTTTTCCCAAAAGCAAACCGCTAAGAAGAAGCAAGAGGTTCTTTTTTGAAGAACAGAACCAAAAAACTTTTAGGGGCTGGCCTAGATAGCATGAAAAGGCTATTTAAATCATATGGTTACGCCTCGCCGCCGGAGCCGCCTTCGACCAAATATTCAACAAGAACTGGTAAAACATTTCATTGCCGGAACG